GGCAACATTTAGAAGTTTGGAAAACGAAGGGATTAAAGTGATTGCTATGACACCACAATGGGACACATACACACCTGAACTACAGAATTGGCAAAATGATATTTTATACCATCAAGATTATCAGTATTTGGACTTTGTGGAAGATTTACTTCCATAAATTAAGTTGTAAGATTTATAAATGGAAAACAAAAATCTTATTCCTGAAAAAATATTTGAAATTTATAAAAATAAGTTCGAATCTGATATTCATCCAAACATAATAAGATTAAAAAATATTACACAAAAAGGAATAGACACTCTAATTGAAAAAAATAAGTTAGAGTGGTCTTATAGTATTTTTGACAACGGATTCATGTTTCAAGAAGGATTAATTACATGGGGGGATTTTTCGGTTTTGATTTATTTTCAAAAAATAGAAAATGATAGTAGTTATAAAATATTTATATTAACTGATAAACTGGCAGATGTAGACTTATTGATAGTAGGTTTAAATAAATTTTTTACAATAGATAAAATATGAAAATTGTAATAGTATATACAATGAAAGGTTGCTCACATTGTATTCACATTAAAGAAGAATTAAATAAAAATAATTTACCTTTTATAGATAGGGATATTGATGATTTTGAAAGTGAATATGATGATTTTACTAAGATAGTCCAAAACGAGTATGTTCCTGCGATGATGTTAATTACTTTAGATGAAAATGAAGAGGCTAAAAATGTTAAATTTTTAGCCCCTGACAGAGATTACCAAGATATATTCGAAGGAGTTGAAATAGTCAAAAATTACATATCAGAATAATACAAAATCTGATATGTAATTCAATTTATCTAAATTGATTTTTCCGTTACTCATTAAATCAAAATCCTTTGATAATAATTCTTTGTAATTTTCAATTAAACTTTCATTATCAAATGGAAACACATCAAGTATCAAAGATTCTAACCAATAGTTATTAACAATATAGTTGTCATTTAAAATATTTAATGATACGTTAATATTTTCAATTTCTTTAATGTCGGTAGACGATGAAAGATTACAAATAAAATTCTTTCCTAAACCAAGAGTAAAAATGTGATTTTCAACGTCTTTTAAAAGTATATCGTAAACTCTTGATGTTTTACTTTTACCATAAAAAGAATCAGAAAAATATATTTCGTTAGACATGTCATATTTTAATAATTGAAAATCTTTAAATTTGTTTTCCAAAATATCAATTACCTTGGCAGTAGAATCATCCACACAATCATACAATATATGTTTTGTTACTGTGTTAATTTTAAGATTAAAATAAATATTGTTTGAAGAAAAAGAATTTACAAATTCAGTAAATTCAGATGTTTGATTATTGATGTGCACATCGGATGAATGTGATATATTAATTGTCTTGAAATCAAAATCAGGATTGTGTGTCATAAGATTAATTACTCTTATATCTTGCGTTATTTCCGACTTGAATTTCGATACAAAATTTTGAAAAAGTTCTGTAATGTTACAAACTTCTTCACAAGAAGTTACTCCTCTTACTACAAAAAAGTTTCTTAAATTTATAACTTTTATTTCGGTTTTAGAATTTGGAGACAACTCTTCGTACTTATTAACAAGTAAGTTGGCAAAAATGTTACATAAGTTGTTTCCATCTAAAAAATTATATACTTCAAAGTAATTCATTTTGTTTTAATTTAATTTTTATTAAAACAATTTTATAAAAAATAAAAATTACTCTAAATAGTAAAAAAACAAATTACTTCTTTTTCGTATAATACTTCTCAACAATTCTAGTAACCGCTTGTTTTACTGAATTATTGTTTTGTTGACTCTGTGTTTGAGTTTGAGTCTGTGTTTGAGTTTGTGTTTGTGTTTGGTTGTTTTTACATCCGCAGCTCATGACTTAAAGTTTTAAATGGTTTATTTTAATATAAATATTTTCTTATATTGTAATTTATATTCATTCAAAGATAAATCAATTCTTTTTTTAGATATTTATAACATATGTCATTAGAAAAAATAATAAAAAGGGTCATTTATGAACAGATTGAAAATGTTATAAGGATTTCACCTGAAGACTTTAAAGAAAATTTGCCCTATTTCAATAGTGATGTTGCATTACTAAAAAAATATTATAAAAATAAAGATATTATAATCACCGGTAATTTAGATTTACAATACGACAAAGAAATTAAAAATCTTGACTCACTTTCTAAAATTGAAGGTAATTTAGATATTAGTTATAGTAACGTTGATGTTTTTGATGAAAGTAAGGCTAAAAACCTTAGAGACTCGAATAGTAAAAGATATTATATAAGACAACAAAAAATACTTCAAGAAAAACTTAATTATTTAGATGAACTAAGAAAGAAAAACGCTTGGAATATTCAAAATGGAAAAAAAATATCCTACCAAACAGAGGCGTTATACGAACATTTAGAAAATCAAGGTAAAGTGTCTTATTATGACGATGGCGTTAGTGAGGAGGAAGTTCTTGAGGACAAATATTTTATTTATCCTGAAAATTACACACATTTCGGTGGTGGTTTTTTTACTTGGTTAGGTGAAGACAGTAGAGACACAGAATGGATGGTATTTAGTGAAGATGAAATAGAAAGTGCCGCTAGACGTTCAATCGAGGGAAGAATAGATGAACTTGGATATGAAGCGTTTGCTCCTTGGGTTTGGGAAGACCATTTGGATAATGAGTCGGTTAGAGGTTTTTTAAGAGATTATATATCAGAATCAATTTATGATGACCCCGAAAACTGGGAAATTAAAAAAGATTTAACACAACAACAAGAAAAAATTTTAAATATATACAAACAAAAAATTGAAAAATTAGAACAAAGAATAAATAATGAAGATTTAGATGAGGAAACCGAAAACAACATTCAAGAAGAAATTGATGATATAACAGAATTAATTAAAGACGTTGAAGAAAATCCAGAAGGTGATTACAACGAAGACGAAATAGAATCGGCAATTGAATCTTATGTTGACGATAATGAAGATGAATTTGATTCATTTTTATCTGACCAAGGATTCGATAAAAATGAAATCTTATATTATGTTGATACGGAGGCAGTAATAGATTATATAATTGATAATGATTCTTGGGGTGATATTTTAGGTAGTTATGACGGTGACTACGATGAAATTGATGTAAATGGAAAGACATTTATTGTAATGAGATACAATTAATTTATTTACAGGTTAGAAACTTTTTCTTACATTTTAAGTATGGAAACAAGTTGGATTTTTCATGAGCCAATAGATTTTGAACATAAACAATATGTTCTTTTAGCTTATTTACAAAAAATTAAAAAAAATCTCAGTAATTTAAAACTTTACCCCAATTTTCAACAAATTTCTCTACATTTGGCAAATATAAATCTTGTTATTGAAAAAGGACAATACGTAACTTTAAATAGACAAATAAAAGAACCTGACGACGAAATTTTAATTACCGATTTAGTTCCTTTAAATGTGCCTATTTTTTCAAAAGAAGAACTTGACGAGTTATTTAAAATATGTTTGTTTTCCTCTGAAAAACTAAAAGACGAATTTAATCAGGCAAAGGCAATTTGGGAAATTGCAAATGATTCTATTTCTATAGAGGTAATACAAAACAAAAACGCAACTTCAAAAAAACAAGGACTATTTTATATTGAGTATGATGATAAATTTACCCTTTATGAATTTATTATAAAACCAATTAAAAAGAACTCAGTAGAAACAAAAAATTTAATAAAAAAAATTTGTGTATCTGAAGATGATACTTTTGAAGGATGTTTTTCTAATGTTAAAAAACCCCTAATAAAAAATTTAGAAGATAAAGATGTACATAAAAATTTAATTTTATTCAAAGTTGTGCACACAAATCAGTTTCCTTTAAGAGAAACATTATTACCAATCGCCAAAAGAAAAGTAATGAATTACATAAATCAGTCAAAGTTTATTGAGGTTAATAATTTGACAAAAAAAATATAATAAATTATTATTAAAACATGGAAATTAATTTTTATAACATTCTTAAAAAGTTAGCCCAAGATTATCCAAACGACATGGATTTTGGTTCTAAAGTTAGAAGAGTTCTTTTAGAGTTAGAAGGTAAAGTTGAAAATGAAGTTTTATCTGTTGCTGCTGGTAAAATGGAAATCGATTCAGACTTAGAAAAGTTAAAACCAACTGAAGAAGAAATATCTAAGTTAGAAGATTTTTTGAATAATATTAAAACAAACGAAGATGGGGTTTAATATGAGATTTTTAAACAAAGAACAAATCTTAAAAAACCAACATAACATTATCCAACGAAGAATTATTAAAAGAATATAGAGAAGAATAATGGAACAAAAAGAAATGGTTAATCACCCTGACCATTACCAATTTGGTAAAAATAATGAATATGAAGCAATCAAAGTTATTGATGCTTGGGATTTAGGATTTAGTTTAGGAAATACAGTAAAATATATATCACGTGCAGGAAAAAAAGGAAAAGATAAAGAACTCGAAGACCTCAGAAAGGCCCTCTGGTACCTCCAACACCACATCGAAACGATTGAAAAAGAAAACAGGTTTTGATAAAGAAATAAATGTTTGGGACGCACTTACAACACCAAATGAATTATTAAGAGAAACCCTTATAAATTTTATGTGGGGATTTTTAGGTAATTCAATAGTAGTTTTTGCGGCAAAAGAACTGGACTTTATGGTTTTAATTAACTATATTGTTTATTACGTATTGATTTCTTACATTGTAAATAGACAAAAATATGAAACCATGTTAGGTAAATTCGTTGTATTACCTGGTTCGGCAGCGGCGGGAGCATTTACGGGATATAAATTAGCACAAATAATAGCACAATTAGTATGAAAATTAAAAAAAACATAGAAAGAAGATATAGAATTATTGCGGGATGTATAATTTTATTTTGGTTAATGACGACATGGATGTTAGTTGGTGAAGTAATAAAAATGATATTTTAAGATGATAGAAACAGGAAAAATAATTAACGGAGATTGCATTGAGGTAATGAAGACATTACCCGAAGGATGTATTGATTTAGTTGTCACTAGTTGTCCTTACGGTGTTGGAATTGATTATGATGTCCATGAAGATGATGTCGAATTTGAGGACTATAAAGTATTTTCAAAACAATGGTTGACCGAAGTATACCGTGTATTAAAAGATGATGGACGTATCGCTTTGAACATCCCCTATGAAATCAACAGACAAAAAAAAGGTGGTCGTATCTTTTTTGTATCAGAAATGTGGCAGATTATGAAAGAAATCGGTTTTGGTTTCTTTGGTATTGTCGATTTAGAAGAACAATCACCACATAGAAGTAAAACTACCGCTTGGGGTTCTTGGATGAGCCCATCATCACCTTATATCTACAACCCAAAAGAGTGTGTTATTTTAGCGTATAAAAAACACCATATTAAAAAAGTTAAAGGAGAACCGCAATGGAAGGGAACACCAACTGAGGTTGAAAATAAAGATGGTATAGTAAGAACTAAAAATGTATATGAAGAACAGGATAAGAAAGAGTTTATGGAGCTTGTGTTTGGTCAGTGGAATTACTTTGCAGATACTAAATCACTCACCAAGGCAACGTTCTCG